CGACCTCGGGCTTAGAAGTTCCTAGCTATACTGGTATTGACCTGCGGAAATGCCTAAACGTCCTGGTCAGTGTGACGCATGACGTGCCTATGTATGCACATGTGAGAGTATCTAGGAGTATTACGGTGAGTACACCACTGAATTGGGGTTGAAGAATGGGCACCAGGCGGGCGCCGAATGACGGCACGCTGTTCCGCAACGCGCGCGGATACTGGGTGGCCGGCGTCGAGCTGCCCCCCGGGCCGGACGGGAAGCGCAGACAGAAACGCATCGTCCGCAAGGATCGGAACGACTGCCTCAAGGCGCTACGGCAACTCCAGCGCGAAGTCGACGCGGGCACCGTCGCCACCAGTCCGTCGACCACCGTCGCGGCATGGCTGGACTACTGGGCCGACACCATCCTCCCTATCCGCGACCTGAAACCGTCCACCCTCTACCAGTACCGGCAGAGTGTTCGGCTCTACCTCACACCGCACATCGGCAAGAAGCGGCTGGGCAAGCTGACCCCGGGGGATGTTCGCGGGATGCACGCCGTGATCCAGGCCACCGCGGGAGAGCGGTCGGCCCGCAAAGCCGACCAGGCCCTACGGCTGGCGATCAAGGCCGCGGTCCGCGAGGGCATCATCTCGTCCAATGTCATGGACCGCGTTGACAAGCCGACCTATCACGCGCGCGAGGGCACAGCATTTGACGCCGCAACGGCTACCCGGATCATCGCCACCGCCGAAAAGACCTCGGCCATGTGGTCGGCCCGCTGGGCGTTCGGATTCCTCACTGGCGCCCGCGAGTCGGAAGTTCTCGGGCTGGAGCATGACCGCCTCGACCTGGAGCGCGGCGTGGCTGACATCAGTTGGCAGCTCACCCGGCAGCAGAAGGCGCACGGCTGCGGCGAAGCCGCGGCAGACGGCCCCCGCCGCGGCCTGTACCCGTGCGGCAAGGTCCGCTCGTCCTTCTGCCCGCAAGCGGCATGGGATCTCCCCCGCGGGTTAGAGTACCGCCCGTGTGTCGGGACGCTTGTGTGGACGCGGCCCAAGACCCGCGCGGGTACCCGGCTTATCCCGCTGGTTCCGGCCCTGGTGGATATCCTGCGCCAGCTCGACCGCGACGGCCCGCTGGTGTTCCACCTCGACGGCAAGCCGATCAGTCAGGAAGTCGACCAACGGGCGTGGAAGGACTTGCTTATCGCCGCCAATGTCCCGCACGCGCCACAGCACAGCGTCCGACACTCCACAGCCACCCTGCTGCTAGAGGCCGGGGTCGACGCCCACATCGTGCAATCGGTGATCGGGCACTCCGACATCCTCACCACACACGGTTACCAGCATGTATCCCTTGACCTCGCACGTCAGGCGTGGGGCAGCCTCGCCGCAATCATGCCCGCCAAGGCATGACGGCATGTCGCAGCAGTCAGATACCGTCTCGGGTTGAGTCATCAAGCAGATGGGGGCGCATGTGAGCAGCATTAGGGAGTTCCGCAGGGTCGTGGCGTCGGTTGATCCGGCCTCACTCACCGAGCAGGACCGTCTCGCACTGCTCGATCTACTCCAGGCCGCCGAGGAATCGCGCTCAGTCCTTGGTGCGTCGGCGTAGTTCGTCGAACAACTCAGCTGTGTCGTATCGGTCCAGCGGAGTCCGCTCAGGCGTGGTTACCTCGTCGTCGCTGATGTATCCCGCCACTGCCAACGCCTCGGTGATCGGCCGGCGGAACGCCCGCGCGAATGCAACCACCGAGTCTGCGCCGGGCTGTGCATGCTCGCCACGCAACCAGCGCCCGACGTTGGACCCCGACACCGAACCGACCTTGGTCGCGATCTGGGCCTGCGTCATTCCGGCGGCAATGCGCCGAACGTATGTAGGCCAATCCTCGATCACGCGCATAACGTACCCCCCCGAAGCGCCCGCAAATGGCTAGCGCATACCCACATAACCCCGCTATACGCACGCATGATGCCCACTGTTATCAAACCGTGACCTAAAAACGCGTCAACGGGTAGCAATTACACGCTGACGGGTTGTAGTGTCGCCCGTATGCCAAACCCCAAACGTGCGCATCTGGGCGTAGCGGATACCACTGGGGCAGACACGCCCGCCGCGCTCACCATCGACGCCGCCGCCGACTACGTGTCCATGAGCCGTAAAACGATCTACGACGAACTGCGCGCTGGCCGATTGGCCGCCGTTCGGCTCGGGCCTCGCCGCGGCGCTGTGCGCATCACCCGCGCCGAGTTGGACCGCTACCTTGCCGATGCTCAGGCATGGGAGCCCGCGTCGTGACCGCCGATACATGGGCCGCCGTAGCAGCCATCGGAACGCTGGCGGCGTCATGGCTGGCGGTCCGCTGGTCCGAGGAAAACCGGGCTCTGCGGCAGATTCTCTGCGCCCCCATCGACACCACCCCCGAGGACGACGAGCAGTGATCGCCCTCCTGATCGACGCCGCCATAGCCCTTGTCACCATCCTTGACCGCGCGTGCAGCGCGGTAGAGGCTGCGCGTCTCCAGGCCAACCCCCCCTCGCCTGTTGAAGACGTGCACGTCCCGCCGGGGCCTGGCCAGCGCAATGAGCCGGCCCCGGCGGGACACCCCGCCACCGTTCGCAACGCACACGCTGAGCCGCTGCGATGGATGGGCGAAGAGCAGCTGGTAGGTGAGATGCCTGACCTGCCGCCAGCTTTTGTGCAACTTCGGGAAGAGGCAGTGATTGATTCCTGGGCAATCCCAAGGCGACTTGTCCGCGAGCGCGACGAGGCCATCGTCGAGCGTGACGCCGCCATGGTGAACGAGGCGAATTTCGACCAGATGCGTGCCGAGCGTGATGAAGCCCGCGACCGAGCGTGATGAAGCCCGCGCCGCGTAGGTTCGCCAGCTCGGCTTACAACACGGTTCGTCGTTACGCAGACGAGAACGAGCGGCTGGAACGCGAGTTAGCCGATGCCCGCGCCGACCTCGCTGAAGCCTCCGCTATCGGGCGGTGGCTGGTGGCTGAGGCCGAATGGGTCGGAGATTTCATGGAAAACGAGGCCCGCTGCGACTTCCTCCGCGCCATCGCCGAGCGTGACGAGGCCCGAGCCGAGCTGGATGACTACCGCTGGTTTGCATTTCCGCACTTCTGACCCACAACAGAAAACGGCGCCACCCCGCTGCAACGGGATGACGCCAAAGCCCACGCAAACGAAAGGACCGTTAAAGGTGAGCACACTCAGTCTAACCGCCCTCATACGAGAGGTGGTGACAGAAAACCCAGAGGCACAAGCCCGCAAGCTAGCTCAGATGGTGGCCGAGCGCACCAGCGTGGATGACTTGCGCGACTTCTACGCCGCCGCGCTGGAACCGATGGTTCAGGATCAGATACGCCAGGACCGCAACACCACCATGAACAGCAAGCAGGGCCGCTCGGCGAAGTTGGAGCAGCGGCGATCATGGTGGGCGCGGATGTGCGCCCAGCGTGTTCATGTCGGCGAATCGAGGTGGAAAGCGTTGGGCGACTGCGGCGCCGACGATCTGGAGTTCTGCATCAATGAGCGCCGAGAGCAGGTCGGGGCGCTGCTAGGGCAGATCGCCAAGTATGAGGTGATTCGCGATGCACTTGCCGCGCATGGCGTTGACACGGTCGCTGAGCTGCCCGAAGGGGCGGTGGAACTGTGACCGCCACACTGAACATCCCCGACGCCCAATTCGACCGCGACAGCCATGCTGAACCCGGCGTCGGGGAACCCAACTTGCCGCAGCCCAATTCCCCATCGTCAGCCAAATCGGTATCGGCTGCGGCACTAAACCTCCCCGACGCTCATAGAATCATCGCAAGCCAAGCCGTAGACGGCGTCGGGGATCAAGCAGGGACCGAGGCCGCCCAAGGGGTAGCCGAGGGCCAATCGCACAGCGGCGGTCTCGGTCCCATCCTTGCTGACCCCGCACTGGCGCTCGCCGCTGATGTGGTCGACGACCTGGAGCGGGTGAAGATCGCCAATCAGAACCGGCTCAGAACGCTGACGATGGACGGCGAACACGGACACGGCATGTCCATAGAGCATCCCGACGTGAAGCGGCTGGCGGCTTTGGTCAAAGCGTTGGACGACGCCGAACATCAAGCGACCCTGAATCTCGCGCGGGTAATGCGCCACCACCCCCTTGGTGAGTTCGTCAAGAACAGCAAGGGCGTCGGGGAGAAGCAAGCCGCTCGGCTGCTCGCTTCCATTGGTGATCCGTATTGGAACGACCTGCACAACCGGCCTCGCAAGTTGCGGGAGTTGTATCGGTTCTGCGGGATGGATGTGGTCGGCACCAGCGCCCAAAGTACTGACGAGAGCCATCATGCGCTCGGCGCTGGTGTCGCACCCTCCAAAGTTCGCGGCGAACGCGTCCACTGGTCACCCGACGCTCGAATGCGGCTGTGGCTCATCGCGTCTAAATGCGTCATGGTCGGCCACGGCGGGCCTTACCGCGCCATCTACGAAGAAGGCCGGCTGAAGTACGCCGACGCAATCCATGCCGTCGAGTGCAAACGCTGTGGACCCAAAGGTCATCCCGCGCAACCCGGCTCACCACTATCCGCGGCTCACCAGCACGCCCGCGCCATCCGACTTATCGCCAAAGCGATCCTGCGGGATCTCTGGACTGAAGCCAAGCGACTGCACACCGAAATCGAATTAGGGGAAACAGCATGAGCCACATGACCCGCGAGGAAGCCATGCGCTACCACCCGTCCGCGTATCGGCGCGAGATCTACGCCCCGAGGGATGCCGAGGACGCCTCTACAGCAGCCCGCGCTATCGCCCCCGTGGTGGATATTCGGACACGGCAGGTCATCAAGTGACCGAGGACGAAGTCACCACCGCATTGCTTGACCGCAAGCGCGCCGAGATGGTGGCTCGCCTGCGTGCCCTCGCTGGTGAGTTGCGTTGGGCTAACGACCTCTATCAGTACGCCACCGAGTACGGAATGTGGAACCCCGCGAACGCCGAGTATGAGGCCACATATCTGGAGTGGAACCCGTGAGGCCCGGGAAAGTTCGCGCGTTCATCGCCGGAATCCTTACGGGAGCGGCGATTTCCACGGGAACCATCATCGTGGCGGCGCCGGCTAGGGCTGACGGCGGGGCACGCGCTTGGGCTGCGGAGTACGGCCCAACCGTGTGCGACCAACTCGCCAACCGCCCAACGCTGGCGGGCCTCATGGCCGAGTTGGAGGACGTGTCCTCTGCTGGATACACCACCGAGCAGTCTGGCCAGCTTGTCGCCGAGTCGGTGCTGCTGGTTTGCCCGCGCTTTACGCCTCTACTGCGCGAGTTTGTCGCGGTGTTCGGCGGGAGGACTCTGGCGTGACAGATATCGACTGGCTCGCCGTTGATCTCGTAGTCAGCGGGCAACGCCTCGCACTGCGACCGGACGAAAAGCGCGCCGTGATTCGTCGCCTTGAGTCCAAGATGCTGGTTCAGGGCGAGCAGAACCAAGACGTACCACCGTGGCGCTTAACGGCAACCCAACTTGCTGAGCGGATGCTCATGAGCAAGCGCAACGTCGAGCGCCTGGCGTCCGAGCTTCCCGAGGCCGATAAGGCCGTGTGCCCGGTGTGCCGTGGGCCTATGTGGGTGCTGTGGACGGGAGTCGTTGAGCCCCACGGGGATGGCTTCCACGAAACGTGCCCAATGTCCGACCGATTCCCCCGCTGCGTAGTGGGGTTGCTGCCGATGCCGACTGGGCTACTGCGGATGCGGATTGTCTGGCTGGTGGCGTCTGGGGCCGTCTGGTCGGTGGCGTCATGACGCTGAGTATCCGTGCCGCGCTGTGGATCTCAGGATTCCTGGGGGCGTTGTGGACCATCTTCGGTCTGTTCTCGTCGCTGAGCGACTGCGGGGCCGGGCTGATTGTCATGGCGGTTTCGATTTTGGGGTGGGGATTCATGGACTGGATTGAGAGGCACGAATGATGAACGACGCTGAGCAGCAAAGTAAGTGGTGGCACATGGGCTCCGATCACTCCTGGGGCCTGGCCGCACAACGAGTGCGCCATGAGATCACGGTGGCCGAACGGAAAGTGACCCGGCACATGAACGCCGGGGCATCACCGGTAGATGCCGCTGTGGGGATCTTGGAGGGCCTGGCGGTTCACTTCGAGCAGATGGCCAAGGCTCAACCCGCTGACACCTACAAGGGGGAGTGATGACACTCGCATTCACCCCCGCGACTCGCGAGGCCACCTACGCCCGCATTGCCCTGTCGGGGCCATCAGGCAGCGGAAAGACCTACACCGGTTTAACTCTGGCGGCTGCGCTGTCGGACAACTTCGCAGTGATCGACACCGAACGGGGGAGCGCGGCCAAGTACGTCGGGCTCAACGGTTGGAAGTTCGACACCGTCACCCCGCAATCGTTTGCGCCCAAGTCCCTGGTTGACCTGCTCGGGGTAGCAGCCGGCCAAGGCTACGGGTGCATCGTCGTTGATTCCCTGTCTCACTACTGGATGGGCGTTGACGGGATGCTGGAGCAGGCAGACCGAAGGGCCAAGGGAGGCAACAGCTTCTCGGGATGGAAAGAGGTTCGCCCCGACGAGCGCCGGATGATCGACGCCCTGGTGAGCTATCCCGGTCACGTCATCGTCACGCTTCGCAGCAAGACCGAATACGTGATTGAGGAGGACGCCCGCGGCAAGAAGGTGCCGAGGAAGATCGGCACCAAGCCAGAACAGCGCGAGGGCATCGAATACGAGTTCGACCTAGTCGGGGACTTAGACCATGACAACACCCTGACCGTGGTCAAGAGCCGCATTCACACCCTCTCCCGTCAGGTGATCCCACTGCCGGGAGCCGAGCTGGCCGAGACGATCTCGGCGTGGCTCACCGATGGGGCGCAGGTTCCAACCGCAGCCGAGTACCGCGCTAGGGCGGTGAAGCTGGACACTGTAGAGGCTTTGCGGGATCTGTTCGCCGAGGCCGAGTCTCACCGGTTAACGATGGCCCCGTGTGTCGATGACGACGGCAACCCCACGGTGCTGGGGGACTTCATCAAGCGTTGCGCGGCTGCGGTCAAGGCGGCTGCACAGTGACCGGATTCCCCAAGCCCGTGCGCGATCTTGTCCATGCCCGCTCTGGTGGATTCTGCGAGCGGTGCGGAGAGCAACCCGCCGTGCAGATTCACCACCGACGCCCGCGGGGGATGGGCGGATCAAGTCGCGAGGACACCAACAACGCGGCCAATGCTCTGCACCTGTGCGTCGGATGCCACCAGTGGATTGAGAGCAACCGCGCCGAAGCTGTAGAGATGGGCTGGCTGGTGCGCCAGGAGTCCAAGCCGCTGCACATGCCGGTGCTGCTCCGCGGTGAGTGGGTGTGGCTGGACGACGCAGGCGGAACCCTGCGGATTGCTCAGATCGTCGCCGCAACACCCGACCTTCCCCCCTTCATGTGAGGAGAACACCATGACCGTAACCCTGATCTACTCAGGCACCCGCTGGCCGCTGAAGCGTCGCCAGCCGTGGCGCTGGATCGTCAAGTCCGCCAACGGAAAGACCGTGGCCACGAGCGGCGAGTCCTACACCAACCAGGGCGATGCCCTCGCTGCCATCTATGCGCTGTTCGGCGCGGACGTGAAGGTGGTCATTCGTGGTCAGTGATCCCGTGCTCTACACCCATAACGCGGTGTTCCCGACGCCGTGCGTGCATGTCTCCGGCTGCACTATCAAGCGCGGCGAGCCCATCTGGTCGCTGCACTTCATCGACGGCACCCGTAAATCGTACTGCGGCCTGCACTATCACGCTCACTTGACCACCCACCGATACCCCCACGGAACCCCTAGCGACACTTCGGAGAGGGTGGAATGAACGCTCACTCTTGTCTCCCTACGGGCAGTAGCGGCGTGGTTCGGCGCCGATTACCTGTGGACCGGCATCACCTCGGGGGCGGTCCTGTGACCCTCACCGCCGAAACCTACTGCGTCTGCGGACATCACGCCGAAGAACACCAAGTCAACTGGGGATGTATCGCCGACACGGGCGCATACCGGGGGGAATCACGCCCGTGCATGTGCGCGGCCTACGAGGCCGATGAGGTGCCATTTTGACCAACAACCCCCACGCTGTCATAACAGTCAGCATTGAGGACACGTCGCCGGAAACCGTCCGCCGTTCGCATCGGGTGACCGTTCGCCTCAATGGCGACGAGCAGGCCATGGCCATCTTTCGGGATTCCGATATCCCGTCTGAAACATGCGAGCAATCCGAGTTCATCGGAAAGGCTGTGGCGCAGCTTGTTCGGTTGTCCCTGGCGTCGATTGAGGTGCCGTTTTGACCGATGACATTTGCCTCTGTGGACACCATTCCCACGAGCACACCCAGAGCCGGGAAAACACCCGATGCGGTTATTGCGGGTGCATGGACTACTGCCCGATTGGTTACGCCGATGCCCTTCTCTGACATCTGTGACACCTGCGGCCACAAGTACCACGAGGGCCGTTGTCCTGTTGATGAGCTGATTGCGTCGTGTGACTGCTCAACCCCGTGCTTCGTTCCCTGCTGGTGTGTGCGGGGTGACGAGTGAAACACGTGGTGATGTATTCGACCGGCATCGGTTCGTGGGCCACCGCCAAACGGGTCATCGACGAGCGCGGCCGCGAAAACGTCATGCTGCTGTTCTGTGACGTAAAGGGCGACAACGACGAAACCCACCTCGGCGAGCACCCCGATAACTACCGGTTCCTTCAAGAGTCGGCGAAGAAGTTCGGCGCAGAACTGGTGTGGCTCAAGTCCAGCGAATCCATCTGGGAGGTCTACAAGCGAGTGCGATTCCTCGGCAACAGCCGCATCGCCCCGTGTTCGCACGAGCTGAAACAGAAGCCCGCGCGGGCGTGGATCGACGCCCACTGTGATCCCGAAACCACAACGCTGTACGTGGGGATCGATTGGATGGAGTCCCACCGGATGCCCGCGGTGGAACGGAACTATCTGCCCTTCCGTGTCAAGGCCCCAATGATCGATCCGCCCTATATCGACAAAGCGGACATGCTCCAGGCGTGCCGGGATTGGGGTGTCGAGCCGCCGTCGATGTACGCCATGAACTTCCCGCACGCGAACTGCCAAGGGTTTTGCGTCCGGGCAGGCCAGGCGCAATTCCGGCAACTGTTGCGGGTCAACCGTGACGGCTACCTGTTTCACGAAGGCCAGGAGCAGGAGCTACGTGAGCATCTCGGCAAGGACGTGTCGGTATTGCGGGACCGCACGGATGGGACTTCAACGCCTTTGACGCTGCGGGCATTTCGGGAGCGGGTCGAGTCGCAGCCCTCGCTATTCGACGCTGATGACTGGGGCGGATGCGGGTGTTTCGTGGCGTGACCCCCTACCAAGAGCAGCAGAAGCGGTGGGCCGCGATGGGCTACCGGTGCCCCGAATGCGGGTCTCATGTGCCGACACAGGGCCATCCCGAGGGCTGCCCGGGGGAGAAAACTGGACGAAAGGGCCGCGGGTAATGGGCTTGCCGTGGGTGCGATTGGACACCAATTTTCACCACAACCCGAAGATTGTTGAACTTATCGCAGCCGGCAAATGGCGGGCCGTCACTGTCTACATCTCCTCCGTTGCTCACGCCGGGGCGCACGGCACAGACGGGTACATCTCCGAGTCCTGCCTGTTCCTCATCCACGCCACCAAGCGTGAAGCCAATGACCTTGTCACAGTGGGTTTATGGCACATGTCGCCCGGCGGCTGGGACATCAACGGATGGGATGAGTTGCAGGTATCCGACGAGGCCGCGAGGAAGCGCCGGGAGCGGGCGCAGAAGGGTGGAATCGCGAAGGCGCAGAAGATGGCAGAGAAGGGTTTGCGCAGTGTTTAAGCACGGACGCAAGCAGTGCTTACAAGCAGGACACAAGCAGTGCTTTAAGCACGGACGCAAGCATGTGCACGGTACGGAACGTAACGGTACTAACGAAGAACTACTTACCTTGATTGCCTATGTTGCGTTGCGTCTCGCGCGCAGGGGGGCAGCACGATGATCGACCGTTACGGGGATTATCAACCGACTCCGCAAGAGCGCGCCGAGGCGATTCGGGTCTGCGATCTGTGCAACCCGGACGGCTACCGAGGCGGGACGGTGTGCGATCACACCGACCACCGCGCAGCCGCGGCGCGTGGAATGGCGATGATCCGGCACGCGATGGGCTGGAACCATGCCTGACCCCTACCGGCTTGCCGAGCCGCCGCAGCCGGTGTCCTGGCACGCCCACGCGGCATGCAACGGCCACCCTGACCCCGACTTGTGGCATACCGACACCGCCGGCCCTATCGGGGCACGACGCACCGACGAGGCCAAGGGTGTCTGCCGTGCCTGCCCAATGCAGGTTCGCTGCTTGGCCGAGCACATCAACGAGCGGTTCGGCGTGTGGGGCGGCTTGGACCCGCGCGAGCGCCGGGAGCAGACCCGCCGACTCACGGTTTCGCGCGCGATCTGCGGCACGGACACCGGCTACCAGTGGCACCAGCGGCTCAACGAGCACCAGTGCCAGCCGTGCAAGCAGGCGCACAGTGGCCGCACAAACCAGATCAGGGGCAGGGGCGAATGACTGACACCAGCCAAGGGGAGAACGTCGCTCACTGTGGCGTATGCGCGGCAATAACGGCCCACCGGGACTCACTCGGCGACGCACTCAACGACCCAGACTCCGAAACCATCCGCGAGAGCCTGACGAGATCCTGCGACATCTGCGACCAACCCGTAGGCGCCCTATGCGTCAAGCGCAAGGGCATCACGGCTGACTTGGCGGGCCGGCTGGTGCATCTGGGACGGCTAACACCGAGAGGAAGGGCGAAGTGACTGACGACGATTGGCTCGACGGCTACCGCCTGGGACTAGGCACCGGCATTGTGGCCCTGGAGTCCATCGCCCGCGCGATCACCGCGCTGCCCGTGCAGTGGGTTCAGCGCGAGGTCATCGAGGGCTGGCTGGCCGACATGGCATCGGGGCTGCGTGAGGCCAGCGCGGGTGCGAGGTTGTGATGGCACAGGGCGACTATCTCGTGTTCCGCACCGGCAAAATCGACGCCTCGGCGGCTGATGTTGAGCGTTGGGCGGCTGAGCGCGGGCACATCGTTGCCAATGTGCGCCGCATCGCGGACAACGTCGAAATCGAGTACGAGGGGCAGGCCATTCGCCCCGACGCCTGTACGTCCATCTGGACGGCGGACATCGTCATCAGCGAAGGGATCGAAGGATGAGTGAACCGGAAACGTGGCTGGGGAACATCAAGAAGTGTTGCTGTGAGGTGGGATTCGACCCGGTGGTGTTCACTTCCACCTACGGCGGCTCTGAGCCTGGCGTTCCCACTATCGCGATTCCACGCACGGCTTGTACTGGCTGCGGTTTACCCCTGCCCCATGCTGCCGGTGAGTGCAAGCGGGAGGCGAAGTGAGCGCCGCTTGCGGGTGTGGTCACCACGTCCCGCCCGATTACTGCGAAAGCGGGTGCTGTAAGTCGTGCGCCGAATCGGCCAGGTTTAAGTTCACGGTCGGGCCGGGTGAGTCGTTCGACATGAGCGACTTCACGGTCGGGCCGCGCGAAACACCCCACGGGGCACGCGAGGCAGTCGCACGGGCGATAGCCGCCATCATGTGCGGCGAATACTGCACACAGGACGGCGTGGTCATCCCGTGCCAAGAATGCGTTGATGATTTCCTGCTCGACGCCGACGCCGCCCTTGCCGCTCTCGCCCCGATCATCGCCGCCGAGATACGGGCATGGGCCGAAACTGGGTTGAAAGGTGCGACCAGGCTGCAAAACTCGCTGAATCACGACGCTGACGCTATCGCTTCCCGTATCTGCGGGGGTGAAGCGTGAACGGCGGACGGGAATCGCGCATAGAACCCACGTACCGACTCCACATCCCCGGTGTTTTGCTCCCCAGCGACGCGAGACCAGACGACTGGCACGCATTCATCATGAGCACCGATGAGCTGCTCAAGTTGCACCGCGCCATATCCGACGAGCTCGGCCTAGGAGGGGCGCAGTGATCGACGTGACCGAAATCCGCTGGGAGGACAACTGTTGGCGATGCGGGAAGTCACTTGATGAAGAAGATCAGCCGAACGAACGCCTATTCGCTTCCCTCATCTGCGGGGGTGACACGTTCCGGTTTTGCCCTGACTGCACCGAACGAAACGAGGCCGACGACGATGCCTGACGATCTCCGCACCCGTATCGCCGCCTTGCTACGGGATGCAACCGGCGACAACTACGACAACGGTCACATGGCCGATTCATCAATCCTCTGGCATGAGGAAGGGATACCCGACGCAATTGACTGGCTTGGCGTGGCCGACGCGGTGATCCGCGAACTGCGGCAGATGGGGTGCCCCGCCCCAGATGCCGGATGGGGCGACCAGTGAGCGCCGATCGGCTTTGTAAGCACTGTGGCGTTCGAGTCGAAAAGGTCCGCAACAGTCGGACCGTGATGCCGGAACGCAACGGCTGGGAATTCTCATTCTTGAATCACGGCGACGGTTTCACCGGCTGGGTGCACAAAGTCTCAACCGGCCCGCTCTACGCCTACGCCTTCTACGCCTACGCCTACTGCGACCTTCCGCGTCTGACAGCCGAACCAGGCGGGGGTGACCAGTGACCGCCGTGACGATCTGCGGCGACGGCCCGCACGTCGAACTGAAACGCGAGCAGGTCGGCACTAAGTGGTGTTTCCGCTGTTGTAAGCACATCGCGCACGACTGGGTGGTTTACGGATCGGTTGAGCCGTCGTACTACGGGCCGTGGTGCAGGTACGAATGCGGGCAGTGCAAGAGCGATCACACGCTGGGATTCGGCATGGTGCGCGTATGGGACATCCAGTGACCGCCGGGGATCATCCGATGAGTGACCAACCCACCGACCGTGACCGCCTCGCTGCTCTGCTGGATGACCACCAGTTCGTCCTGACCGGACAATCCGACCAACCCATGTGCTGTTCCTGCCAACAGGGTTGCTGCAACGAAAACGGCCACATGCTGACCATGACACCCGACGAGCACCCCGCACATGTGGCCGATGCCCTGATCGCTGCCGGGGTGACCATGCCCGGACCGACATGCGGGGCGACCGCCGTCATCGACGGCATCCAGTACGCGTGTGACCAGCCGAAGCACCGGGACAACCAATGGACCCACTCCTGCACCGATAACGTCGGAACGATCCGCTGGCTGGACGGACCGCACAAGCCGGTATTGCCAGTCAGCCCTCACTTCGTCGGACTGGTTGTGACCGCCGGGGATCATCCGATGAGTGACCAACCCACCGACCGTGACCGATGAGTGACATTGTGGCCGCTGGAATGTTCGACAAACCCCCGTTGTCGGACAGTGACCTACGCACCCGTATCGCCGCCGCGCTGTACGACCATTGGTGGCACGGCACGATGACACTGAAAGAACCGCCCGCATGGGAGAAGCTGTCCGAATCAGCCAGAGAATCGTGGTTGAACCAGGCCGACGCGGTGATCCGCGAACTGGGGCTGACCGTGGAGCGATGGACAAGCTCAGATCCTGTTGTGCTGCGCGCTAGATGGGGCAAGCCGACCGTCCACACCCGCTATGTAACCGATTGGGAGGCCGACATTCGCGCACTGGAGGAGCGCCGCCGGGGATCAGCCGATGAGTGACCTACGCACCCGAATCGCCACAATCGTCCACGACAAAGACACCGTGAAGTGCTGCGACGAATGCACCATCTCCTCGCCGGGGCCGTGGGACTACGAAGTGGCCGACGCGATCATTGAGGCACTGAAAGCTGATTACGTCATAGTGGATACCGCACTCGCATGCAACGACCAGTTCCGCACCATCTCCGCAGCCGTTGCGCGCGGTGAATTGCGCAAAGCCGCAGGGATGCCGACAAAACGCAAAACACAGCAAGCGAGGGATAGCGAGTGACCGAGTGCCGTCGCTGCGGAGGCAAAGCCAACACCTTCCTATGCCCTCGCTGTGTCACCAAGGTAGACACCGGACTGCGGGAGCTTCCCTGGCTTCTGCGCTGCCTCACCGAAACCGCCACTGGCCAAACCCGGATGAGCGACAACGGGGGCCGGCGCAGCGCACGACGTCGGGATCTCGACGGGGACCGGGAGCTGGCCGCGTGCATTGAACCGCTACCGCCGAACAAGGACGGCAATTTAGAGCGAGCCCGCAGGGAGCGCGAGCAGCACGCCCTAGCCCACGCTTTGGCTTCTGGGAGGATCGACGCCCGTGCATCACAGCTTCTCGGCGAAGTTGCTGATGGCTTGGGCTTCTGGTGCCGGGTGATCTGCGAACAGCGCGGCATTGCCTACACCCCAACTCCAAGCCGGGACTACGGCGCCAGCCACGCGGCATGGTTGGCGCTTCATGTCCAGGCCATCGCGTTGTCCGAGGAAGCTGACGACATCGCCTCTGATGTTGAGCGGTGGGCCGAGGAGATCACCACAGTCATTAACCGCCCTGTCCGGTATTGGCCTCTTGGGAAGTGCCCAGCCGAAACCACTGACGGCCCTTGCGAAGCCGAGCTACCTAGGGTGCCTGAGCACACTGAGGAGGTCCGCTGCCGCTCCTGCCGGTCGGTGCATTCCGTCGCCCGGGTGCTGGTGATCCGCAAGCACGAGAGGGAAGGCGAACCGCAGACCTGGAAGTCGCTGCGGAAGTACAACCGCGACCTACCGCCTGAGTTTCAAGTCCCCGAGCGGACGCTGAGGGACTGGCTTGCCCGTGGACGGCTCGCGCCCTGTGGGGCTAACCCCGAAGGTGACCCGCTGTATTCGTGGATGGATGTTCGACTGTTGGCGTTGGACAAGCGCCTAAGTAGGAAGATGGCCCAATGAGCAAGATCGTCTCGCCATACCCACCGCTGAACGACGCCGATATCGAAATTCCAAGGGGGGCGCGCTGGTGGCGGCTACTACTGGAGCCCAATGGGGACGACATCATCATGGTCACGCGGACCGATGCTGATGACGAAAGCGACCCGACATGGGTTGAATGGGAGTTTTTCGACGGAGATAACACCATCCTTGACGCCGGGATGGACAAGCCGACAATGAAGTTCGTTATGAGCGTCAATGGGTTGAATCGTTATCTAGACGTTCTGAGCGTCGACCCTCCGACGAAATGCCCGCGCTGGCGCGCGATCAGCTTTCCCACGGGCGCGTATGGGTCTCTCGCCATTCAAGTTTTACCCTGACGTGCTACCATCAGCAACGATGCCGGAAACGGCAAGAGTTGCTGATTAAACGCGCTCACAATCCCCCTCAAACGCCCCTCCCGCTCACCGTGGTTCGGGCGTTTTCTGCGTAAGGACTACCCCCGTGAAACGCTTCGCCCTCGCCGCTGTCGCCGTCATTGTGCTGATCGGTACCGCCGCACCCGCTGAGGCAGCACGGACGCCGTTGAAGCCCGCGCCCGCACCGGCTGCACCACACCGCGGACGCTGATGGCCAAAGACGTGGGGCATCACAGCTCCACCGAAAAGCTGATGGCCTACTGGTCACACGGCGAGGGTGCCGCCAAGATCGGCTGGGGCAAGTCTGGGGACTTCGACCGCTGCGTAGTGGAGCTGGGTAAGCATGTCGGTCCCGAGATCGTCAAAGGGCTCTGCTCCAACCTGCACCAGAGGGCAACGGGCGCACGACCGGGACACGCTCCCGGGGAGTCGCACTAATGCCGCTAGAGCAGACCGCGAAGGTCAACGGGCTGATCCGCATCGCGCAGAAACGCGGCATGATCCCCGTTGAAAAAAGTGCATTACAGAGAACTGCTGAATCTGTCGCGGAAAAGCAGGCGCAAAAGCAGGAGCGCATGGTGAACCTGTACCACCGCACCAGCCCAGAAGCCGCCGACGCCATCGAAAAGGGTGGGCACTTCAAGCCGGGATACAACGGTTACGCCTACTTCTCGACTCGCAAGAATGAGGGCAGCCAGTACGGCAAAGCCACTGTTGCAATCCAGATCCCCAAGTCCGAGATGGACAAGATGGAAACCCACTGGTTTGGCGGCGGAACGATTGTCGTGGCGCACCCCGATCACCTCAAGGCCATTGGCATTACGCCTAAGCGCATCAAGTAGCGCATGGCTAGACGCTCCACCACCACACGGGACAGGCACCGCCGCAGAACCCCGCCCCGCAACTGCGCAGGGTGCGGCATTGAAGGCGTGAAGCTCTACCAAGACCACATCATCAACCTTGCAGCCGGCGGCGACGACACACCCGCCAACATGCAATGGCTCTGCGGCACATGCCACCACGTCAAGTCAGAGCGTGAACGTCTCACGGGGCTACGCGCCTACCACGCCAAGAAATACAGGTCGCCCGAACAACATCCGGGCTTAACGCAAGGGGCCTAGTGGACGAGTACGTCAAGACATTGCGCGTAGCGTTCGCCAGCGAGTATGGCTTTCTGATCAAGACACAGGACGCGCACTGGAACGTCCAAGGCTGCGACTTCTACGCCGCCCACCTGTTGTTTGAGCGCATCTACAACGAGGTTCAGGAAGCCATTGACCCACTGGCTGAGAACCTCCGCAAGTCAGGGGTATTCGTCCCGCCCGGACTCACCCGCATGTCGGGGCTGTCCATCGTCAAGGATTGGGCACAGGACAAGAACGACCTACAGGTGTATTACAAGGGCCTGCTGGCAGACAGTGACGCGATGGCTGATCTGTTCGCTACCGCGTTCGACATGGCCGAAGCCAAGCATGAGCACGGGCTGTCCAACTTCATGGCCGATAGGCAGGACGCGCACCGCACGCACTCATGGATGTTGCGGATGCAGCTCGTGCCCGAACCTGGCGAGCCTGCCCAAGCCTGACCCCGCGCGAAGGGGTACTGGGTAACCCCCGACGCCCATCCCGGCACCGAGTAGCCATAGGGCTTCAGCAACTGCGTGCCCGATTCCGTCTGATTTGCGACAGGAGCCGTCAACCGTGCCGACCGCCCTGCTGATCACGTTCTGCACCGTTTCGGCGCTCATGGCCCTACATGGGGCGCATTCCCACATCGTCGAGCACATCGACCGCAAATCCGAACACCTAGAGAGAGTGATCCGCATGTCACAGCAGGACGCAGTAGCCGAACTCGCCGCCCATTTCCGCAAGGGAATCGCCGAAGTGACCGCCAAGATTGCCGAGCAGCATCCCGAGGTCGATTTGTCCGAGTTGGCCGCGTTGGCGCAGCAACTCGACGACATCGTGCCCGATCCGGCCCCGGTCGATCCCACTCCCGTCGATCCTCCGGTCGATCCCTCCGTCTGAAGTTCTCCCCCGCGCGACCGAGGTGGCCGCGCCATCCTTTCGGCGACCCAGGAGGCCGCATGTCCATTGGACCAGTCCCGTATTCCGTACCCCTCAACCTCAAGGACGCAGGCAAGCAGCTTTACGCCGACATTGCGTCAAATTGGGTGCTTCGTCCCGACGAGCAGCGGGTACTACAGGACGCCTGCGCTCAGGCTGATCTGGTGGACGAGCTAGCCGCCGCAATGCAGGGTGAGCCGTATCTCGTCAAGGGCTCACAAGGTCAGTCGGTCATTAACCCGCTGATTTCCGAGCAGCGGCAGCACCGCCTCGCGTTGGCGTCCCTGATCAAGCAGCTTCGGTTGCCGGATGCGGCGGATACCAAGGAGAACCGTTCGACAGCCGCTCGTGCTGCGGCGAACGCGCGTTGGACTAAGCGCACAGGCTGATGGCGGTTGCCCCGCCGACGCTGATCACTAACCGGGACTCCGCTTATCTGGAGATTGCGGAGTGGTATCGCAGCGAGTTGGCGTTGACTCGGCCCCCGCAGGGGTTGGTGTGGGAGCCGGTGAAGATCGGGCCGACGTGGAAGTGGGATGAACGCACTGGCTGGTATCTGCCTGAGCATTCGCTGGGCTGGCAGATTATGGCGTGGTGCGGGTACTGGCTCAAAGATCGCTCGGGTCAGCCGTGGCAGTTCACGATGGAACAGGCCCGGTTCCTGCTGTGGTACTACGCATTGGATGAGCGCGGCAGGTGGCTGTTTCACTCCGCGATCTTCCAGCGCCTCAAGGGTCACGGGAAAGACCCACTACTAGCATGTATTTCGCTCGCCGCATGCTTTGGGCCGTCCCGGTTTGATCACTGGGAGGATGGGCAGCCGGTAGGGGATCTAGACCCCGTCGCGTGGGTGCAGCTCGTCGCTGTGGCGCAGGAGCAGACCCAGAACACAATGAAGTTGTTCCCGTCGATGGTGACGGAGCAGTGTCGGCGCGAGTACGGCATACAGATCGGCCGGCTGAACCTCTGGGGCCTAGGCGACACCGTTCAGATTCAGGCCATCACCTCCAATCCGATGACAGTGGAGGGTGGCCGCCCTAGCCAGATTGGGCGGAACGAGACCCAGAACTGGAATCAGTCGAACCAAGGTCACGCGATGGCGGGAGCCATCGAAGGTAACGCCGCCAAGTCTGAGGGCGGCTCGGCGCGGATGTTGGACGTGTGCAACGCGTTTCGCCCGGATGAGGATTCGGTGGCTGAGCGTGCGCGTCAGGCGTGGGAGACCGCCGAGAGTAACGGCATCGACATCGGTGTGCTGCATGACTCGCTGGAGGCCCCACCGGACGCCCCTCTTACCCTGTCCGCGGCGCCGGATGTGGTGAAGTCCATTGCTGGGGATTCCGTTTGGCTGGACACCGCCCCGGATGGGCGCATCGTTAAGTCGATTGCCAACACGGCGAACTCACCGAGTGAGTCACGGCGGAAGTGGTACAACCAGATCACCGCCTCTGCGGACGCTTGGACCACTCAAGCGGAGTTTGACCCGTGCTATCGGGACGAGAATCCCGCAGAGGGTGACGCCATCGTGTGTTTCTTCGACGGATCAAAGAACGACGACAACACGGCTTTGACTGGGGTTCGGTTGTCTGATGGGTTGGCGTTCCCGATTGAGGTGTGGGTTCCCAAGACCGCCCGGGAGTCAGGTCGCATCGTCACCCTGCCCATCAACAGATCTGGTGTGGATCATCGTGTGCGGGAAGTGTTCGACACTTACGACGTTCACGGTTTGTGGGCTGACCCCTCCGACGCCCGCGACGATGAAACGGGCGAACGTTATTGGGAGCCCTATCTAGATGCGTGGGCGAAGGATTTCCGGCGCAAGCTGGAACGCCTGCCCGCGGTCAAAACGGGAATTCATCAGCACTTGGTCACCTGGGATATGCGTAACCCGATCCACCTCAAGCAGTTCACCGAGGGATGTGAGCGGGCCGTCTCCGAC